TAATTCTCATGAGTATACTATTCTACTAATATAAATATATGTTCTTAACCTAAATCTTTAATATTGCTTTCATCAAGCAATCCAGACTCTTCTTCCTTCTTTTCTTCAAAGATTAGTTTCTTCTTCGGCTGGAAGAGGTCCCTGTTTTGGTAGAACACTGATTTAGTATTGTAATTGTCGATTTTTGAATCTTCGGTAACTGTGATTTCACTATCTTCTTCGTTATCGTAGCCACCGTGCATATCATGAGTACCTAGCCTGTCTCTGCCGAACGGACTGTCTTGAGTACCGTAAGTAGACGCATGAATCTGAGGTCTTCCTTCAGGATTAGTCTCGTTGTATCCAACAGGCATCTTAGGTGTATCCATTCCTCTTCTACCGTACATAGAAGCGAGGTCGTGAGGTGTACCGTAAGTAACTCCAGATTTAGCTGGGTCGTTGCCTTCGTTTTCAATCTGAGCGATTCTAAAGGCTCTCTTACTATCTTCTCTAACTAAGTCTCTCTGTTCGTTGAACTGATCTTCAGATAAGTTGAAGATATTTTCGTAAATATAATCTGTAGAGAACATCTTAGATTCAACCATCTGTGAAGCTAAATCCATCTTCTCTTTTAATAGAGCAACTTTCTCTTGTTCGTAAATAACAGATGGAGTAGTAAGCTTAAGTTCGAAGTTTGTTAATCCTTCTCCTTTATATCCTTGAACGTATAAATGAACTAAAGCAATCTTAGTTAATTCAGATTCAATGATTCTCTGAATACGTTCGATAGTTCTTGCAAATCTAATATCTTCTGCTGCTAAAGTAGCTTTACCCTGTAAGTCACCTTCGTAACCGAAGTATGCCTTAGGCACTTTTAATGCAGCAAACATTTTATCTCTTAGGTACTCAACGTCGTTTGTACCGTCGTAATCTAATCCTTTAGTAGTATCGATTCTTGTAGTTGCGTCTCCTCCTCTAACTGGAATGTAGAAGTCCTCCATCATGTTCTGCATGTTGAACTTCAAGTTATACTGACCTGTTTGTTGGTCAATATAAGGAGTCTTTTTCATCCCGTTGATAGTCTTTTGCATAAACTGCTCAACTTCGTTAGGTGGGATCTGTCCTACGTTTACATAGAATACCCTCTTCTCAGGAGCTCTCATGATACGGTGAATCAACATCGCATCTTCCATCAAAGTTAACTGCTTGAAGATCTTTCTAGCAGGCTCTAAATAAGAACGTCCGTAAGGTAGATAGTTAGTATCTGATAATAATCTAAAGTGAGCAACTTCGTAGTTATCTAACTTAATGATCTTATCCTTATGTCTTGGGATATAGTTTGGATCGCTAGAAGAAGCGATACCATCTGGGTCGATGGTAAATGTTACTTTGGCTGGTTCGTCAGGATCTTGGCTCTCATGTCTTACCATACTATATACTGTGTATGGCAATACGTTATATACACCAAATTCTTCAGCTACTTCTAACTTCAAGAAGAAGTCACCATACTTACACATATTACGAGTCCATGACCATAAGTTAAACTCAAGGTTTAGTACATCGTAAAATAGGTTATGTAAGATCTTTTTAACGTTTTCGTCAGAAGATTTGATAGTAAGGATATCTCCCATATCATTCTTCAACGTAGCTTCGTCAGCTAAGATATCTAATGCTGAAGCGATAATAGGATCAGTATCCATTGCTTCATAATCAGAATATAATTGAATCCTTAACGTCTGATAGTTCAGGTTGGGATTGAAGATGTTCTTATTATTATATAAGTATAGTCTTGAGAATCTATCTACTAGAGAGTTGGTTTCATATCTACCTGTACTCTGAATGTGATTAACGTCAGCTACCTTAAGCTGATTCCCGCCGACGTTACGAATTACTACGTCGGTAGAAAATAATCTCTGTAATCTACCAAATAAGGAAGTATCAGCCATGTAAAAATAGTTTAATTATAAATAGGCCTACTATAATAACCAAGATATATCCTGGTCACCATCACGGGTTTTCATAATATAAGGATTATTTTGCATATTACCAACTGAATATGCAGCTCCCTGCCTTTGATTTAGATTTGAAATAGCTGATAGATTTGCTCTAGATAGGTCCATGCCTTGCTGTCTTAATCTTAGTGCTGTATCTCTAACATATAACCCTGTTGCGAAAGCCATTACCAAGTCATCATTGTAGTTAGTCTGTGCTTGAGCTTTACCGTTCTTCCATACAAATACCCTCATCTCTTTTAAGAGTCTCTGGGATTTTATGGTTACAGATCTCTCTCTAACATAGTCCATCATCTTAGCGATAACTAATGGTCTAGTTCTCATAGACATTGTGAAACCAGGAGTAAGATTACCTCTCTCCATTTTAGTCATATAACTCTCTACAGTATCTTGATCTGATTTGGATGAATAGTATAAGTTAGCATACTCTCTTTCTATAATCTGTTCGATAGTAGACCATCCAATGTTAGCGTTCTCTACTACAAGTAACGCATTATTATATTCAGAGGCAACTCCTACTAAGAGATTTCCGAATTCTTTTGGGGGTACTTTACTTTTAAATTCAGCAACTTGACTAGCTGCTTCAATATCAAATACATGAAAAGTAGAGAAATCCTGTCCGTCACCTCTAGCGACATCGGCAACTACCATATAAGATTTTGTATAGTCTGGGTATTCCCATATCCAATAATCTCCGCTTACTCCTCTCTTTTCAGAAGGATCTTGCTGAGAAGTAGTTTCCATGAATACTAAATCTTCTGGTTCAAATACTGTATCACCAGATGATAAGAAATCACAGTCACACTCTTGAGCAGCCATCCTTGGACCTAAGTCAGCATCTTGCTGGTCTCTCCATTCTTGATTTCTCTCAGGATGCACTGTCCAGGGTAATCTAATTGGTAGAAAGCTATTCTCTCCAGTTTCTGCTTTTTCAAAAGTTTGATGGAACCAGTTACCAATACCGTTAGGTGTTGATAAAGCCATACATTGACCACCGGTAGCTAGTGTTTGTTGTGCTGAAGCGTATGTTTCTTCGATGTTGTCGATAAAAGCAGCCTCATCGATAATAAGCAATGATACAGCTTCTGAACGAGCAGCGTCTGAGTTTGATGATTTAGCTGATATTCTTGAACCGTTTTTTAATCTTAATGATAGTTTGTTCTTTTCTACTGCTTTTAATTGTAGCCAGGAAGGTAACTGATCGTACATAAACTGTACCTTTGTTACAAGGTTTCTAGCTGTGGCTTGAGTAGTTGCTAATGCAAGTACGTTTTTATCTTTATGAAAGATCATCAACCATAAACTATATCCGGCTGCTAGAGTAGAAATACCTAGCTGTCTCGACTTAAGGGTGATTAAATACTGATGATCTCTAAATAAATGTAGTACTTTATCCTGGAAAGGATATAAGTTAAATAAGATACGTCCTCTCTGAGGATGCTGAATATAACAATACTTACGCATAAAGTATGCAGGATCTTTTGCACACTTAGCGTATTCTTGTATTACTATCTTTTTTACGTCTGGCTGGCTCATTTACCTATCTTCCAAAATACTTTGAAAGTGTAGATAGGTACAAATTGGTTATTGATACCTACCCCTATACCGTAAGCGTTTCTCTTCTTACCTTTGTATAGTAACTCTCCGTTAATAAAATCTAATTGAGTAGGTTGTCCAGTTAACGAAATACCGCCGTAAAACTCCCTCCTGTTGAGGTAAACAGTATTAGTAATTGTAGTTGTTGGGATGAAAATGTTGGATTGAACATCTCTCATTGCTATTAAGTTACGAGTGATAGTATCATTTATCACTATGGAACCTAATGTATCTATCTGAATAGTATCAGTATAGAAATATTTTGCGTAATAGTCCTTTAATACTGAAACTGTGTCGATAGGTATTGAGAAAGTATCTATATCTACTACTACCCTTTCTACGATCTTAGGAGCGTATTCAGTCTTAGCAACTTCTACAGTATCCCATTTAGTTACAACCTCTGTTTTTACAATCTCTTCTATAATAGGCTCTGTCCTACGGCATTGTGTTAACCATAAAAG